TACCAATCCCAACTCTGTGAAGTGTGCTATCTACATAGAGGACATTTGTATCTACAGCTAAGTCACCTGTAACGTTCACTCCTCCAAAAAACGAAGCATTAGAACCACCTCCTGCTCCAAAGTTAGCCACTTGCGTTCCTCCATTAGAAAAGAATTGCATTCCTCCTGAACCCCCTGCTTGTACGTTACTTAGCGTGGTGGTTGCACTGAAAGTGTTTGTCCCTGTCCAGTTGTTGTTTGTAAAAAGACCACCAAAAGTAGACGAAGCATACGCATTTGATATCCCACTTGATCCAGAAGCATCTATTGTTATAGTCTCATTACCTCCAGCATTATTCTTTGTTAAAGTTACCCCTGTACCAGCAACTAGCTTAGAAAATAAATAGCTTGGTGTTGTATCTGTTGAAGATACACGTACCAAAAAACTAACAGGGTTAATTGTTTGTGCTGATACTCCTACTGCTAGGATTCCTATTGATAATGCGATTGGTAGTAGGTACTTTTTCATAGTTATTGTGCTAGTCTTTTAGCTATTTCTTGGTAAGTTTCTATAGGTTTACTTTCTTCTACAGCTTTTTGCATAGGTTTTCTTGTGAATCTACTCTTAGACTCTCGGATTTCTTGCATTTTCTGCATAAATTCCCCTGCTACTGCATCAAAATCTTGTACTCCACCTATCTGCTCGTCTATCTTTCCTATTACTTCCTCCTTTGCAATCATTACTTCATCCATTATGTCGTTAGATACAATGTCTAGCTTGTCCTCTATATCGGTTGTTATCTCTTGTAGCATGGTTTCTAGCCCTGATAGGTCAGTTTCCTTGAATTCTGGCTTGTTGTTAACTAGCTCTTTTAGAGCAATAAGCTGATTTTCAATGCTTTTTTGCATTCTAGCTATGCTTTCTCCAACTGGAGCCACGTTTCCTTTCACTCCTGTGATAGATGACTTGATAACCTGTAGCTCTGATAGCACTGGTTGTAGGTCTGTTTCTTTATATTCTGGCATTTCTACCTCTTTAATCTCTATTTTACCTACCACCTCTTCTATCATCTTTCTGATCTTCTTGTAGTCTGTATAGTCGCCACCTCCTCCTCCACCGTTTGTAAACTGTGGTAGAAGCTTCACTTGGTACATATTCTCTTGTATGGTGTACAAGTTTGAGAGTGTGGTGTACCCAGCATCTGTATACACTGATATTGTAACGTCTAGATAGTAACCAAAACCAAGCGGATCTTGTGGCACATCAAAAGAACCAGTGAATCTCTGGTTTCCTTGGTCGGTTAGGTTTACAGTTGCTATGGTTGCCCCTGTACTTGAACGTCTAACAACAGCTTGGACATAGTATGTCCCAGTATCCCCAGGCATGCCCAGTTGAATTACTATTGGTGCTTGTGTTCCAGGGGTTAAAATCATAGATTTATCGTACTGATGACTCTACATAAGATACGGATGTCGATGCAGTTGCAACACCGTATATTGCTGCTGTGAACATTTCGTCCATCTTTAGTTCGTAGCTAGTGTTTGCTGGTACTCTAATACCTCTTCCAACCACTGCCGCTTGCCCTATCCCTAAATACACAGTAGTTGCACCATCATTGGCAATATTAAGATAGTTTCTTCCTGTACTTGTAGCAAGAATAAGTGTGGAAGAACCTACGGTTGCTGTTCCTTGTGTAGGAATGCCGAATATTGTGTTTGAACCATACCCATCTCCTAAAGACGGAGCAGGTACATTGGTGGTATCAATGTGTGCTGTGTAAGCGATAAAACCTAGTAAGAGTGTTGATATAAATGTGAATAGTGTTTTCATAGTGTATTTAGGTAGGTTAGTACCTATTCCTGCACCGTAGTTTCCTACGATGCAGAGTAGATACGTTATCGGAAGATAATGTAAGGTAAATCTTGAGTCACAGTTGAAGGGATTGTAGTCGTTGCACTTTGGTTGTTAATAACTACAGTTACATAGCCATTAGTACTTGATGCAAATGATCTTACAATTCTCCATCCTGTTGGCATTGTTGATGGTTCACCAACAATTACAGTGTCACCTGATTCCACACCAGTGACAGCACAATCTAGTGATGCTGACGTTGATGTGCCAGCTGATAGTGTGCTTACTCCACCAGATAGGTCACAGTCTGTTCCGAACAATACATTTGAAATTGTCTCGTTAGAAACACCTACTGAAAGACCATTGTAGAACCATTGTGGATTGGTTACCACGTCAGCTCCTAATGTTGGAGTTGACACTTCTTTTCCTGTAAGTGTTACAAGAAGGTATAGTGCGAATACTACTCCTATAACGCCTACAATTGCTTTACTTAGTTTAGTCATAGGATTAAGGGGTTAGTATTATGCTTGGTTAGCTGGTGCAGCTGTGAATGAGTCTGTACGGATTTGTACGTCCACAAGCATTGGTGCTTGATCGTGGAATACCTTGATACCGTAAGCTGTCCATGTAACGAAGTCACTACCTACACGTCCAGAGTTTCCAGAGTTAGCTTGTGGGTTAGCCTGAAGGATTTCTAGATTAGGATCCTTCTGGATAACTACTGAGATAGAACGGTTAACACCGAAGATATTGTGCTGTACCTGTGTTGCAGGTGTCCACACGTTAGCTGCGGCAGTAAGTGTTTCTGCTACTGGAACGTTACCCTGACCAGCGATTACCACATTAAGAGTTGTACCTGATGCTGACGCAGGGTTTGTCTGTGTAGCTGTTAGGTAGTTAAGTAACTTTTGCTGTGTAACTGTAAGTGCTGACTGTGAGTACGCCTGGTATCCTGCATCAGTTGCTTCTGTAATGTCTGTGTAAGGAGCATTAAGAGCGTTTACAAGGTTAGTAACTGTCTTAGCTGCTGTTGAACAAATGTGTACCTGTCCATCAGCTGTAAGGGTGTCCTTAAAGGTAAAGGTTAGAGCTTGTGATACCCCTCCTTGGCTTACACCACTTAGGAAAGTAAATGTGTCACCATCTGTCGGGTTAGTAGCAAGCACTAGATTTCCTGACCAAGCAAGGTTGTTTGAACAGAAAATGTTGAATCCGAAGTATTTACCTACGAATCCTGATGTAGAAACGTTGTCACCGAGTTCAGTCACCTTTCCACCAAGATACTGGAGGAGAAGTGAGTACATCTGTGCTGAAATTACAGCTACAGGCATTGAATCTACAGTGTCTAGCTTGAACTTACCATCAAACTTTGCAGTTGGATCGTAGATTACGTTTTGTAGACGGAGTGCAGTCTCTGCTGATGCAAAGATAGCCTGGATATTACCAACTGTTGCAGTAATACCTTCTCCTGATACTCCACCTAGTGCAGCCGCATCTACTGTTGATCCTGCTCCTTGGTATGCAAGCTGGAAAACGTTAGCGTCAATGTCTAGGAAGATTGCGTTCATAGCCTTGCGAGCTTTACGCATCTGTAGTGGAAGCTGTGACTGGAAGATATCGAGGTCTTTGATGTAGAAAGAAGTTTCCTTCTCGTAGTTTACTGTCAAAGTTTCATCGGTATCTGACCATGCTTGGTCAGTATAGCCACCGTCACCTCCCATATCATTTACGATAAAGTCGGTGTCATAGTCACGGTGATAAATCTGGCCTTTTGTAAGTTTTGGACGAATTGATTCGTCTGCGATAGCCTTGTAAGCAGGTACCTTATAGTGAGCTACTTGGTAGATATCACTCCATGTCTGCTTAAAGACTAAAGTATTCGGGTTAGCTGACATACTTTGGTTGTTTAAGTTAAATTAATGTTAAATTTTCCAAAGATGTACGCCTAGTTTCTTATAAATTCTCGTTAGCCTTTTGAGCTAGTGTTCCTCCTGACATCTGCTTACCCATCCATGCATCATAGGCTTTTATTTCCTCTGGTGTTGGGTTTTCTGATAGTCTAGGACGTTCATCGTCACTCTTTGGCTTAGTGATTCCTTGGGTTTTGCCCTGTCCAGAACCCTTAAACTTCTTAGTGCCGATAGCTTCTTCAAACTCTTTACGATTCTTATAAAAGATGTAACTTAGGTCATACTTTGACCACTCTTTTGTGTGTGAGATTTCATCCATTACTACTTTAGCTTCTTCGATTTGTTCTTTTGTAAGACCCTCGAATGCTTCTTTTAGCTCTGGCTCGAATTGCTTCCACTCGTTAGTAAAGTATTCCTGTTCCTTTTTAAGCTTTTCTGCTTCGTCAGTTGACTTCTTGCCTTCTTTTTCAAGCTCTTTTTCCTTTTTAAGGGACTGTAGCTCTTCTTTTAGTGCTGTTAGTTCTTCTGATGTAGCTTTCTTAGCTAGGGCAAGTAACTTTTTTACCGAGGTTGGATCTTCGATTCCACTTTCTTCTGCAAATGCTTTGATTTCTGCATCGATGTCATCATCTTTGCGTGTATCCGACTTTTTGCTTGTTTTTATGGATTCTATCTCATCCAAGAGTTCCTTTTCTCTCTCCTTCCACGTTTGTTTCTCGGCTAGATACTCAGGTAATGGTTTATATTTCTTTGGTCGAGGTTGGTGTTCGGTTTCTTCTTCCTCATCTTCGTCTTTTGCTTTACGCTCTGTACGCTCACGAGGTTTCTGTTCCTTTTCCTCCTCTTGCTTTTGTTCAGGTTTTTCCTCCTTAGCTTCCTCTTGTTTTTTTGGATTGGTCGCAGGTGCAGGTGTTAGACCAAGTTCTGCTAGTTCTGAATCTAGTTCTTTCCTAGCTTGTTCATTTCGTTCTGACATATTTTGTGCTCCTTTTTAAGAGGTGCTGATCCTCTGCTTTTGTTATGGTTTCAGTTAGCTCTGAATGTACTTGATGCCCCGACAGGCATCGATTAGACCCACAAGTTTCCTTGTAGGCCTTACGATGTCTATGCACTAAAGCTATCTAGTACTAGGTGTGCGTGTTTCTTTGAAAACTCGCTAGCTAGTTCCTCAAAAGCTTCACCGTGTACTTCGTTTGAGAACTCACGAGTTGTTCCTCCTCTTAGCTTAAATACTACACGTTCTACTTTTGATGACTTCTTTGTAGGAGCTTCTTCAGGTACCTGAATAGTGTCTCCAACTGCAACTCCTCCTTCTACAAGAGCTGGATTGTTGTCGAGGTCTTCCTGTGTTACCACGTGGTCAACCATTTTTAATTCTTCTTTTGTTACTGTCTTTTTTGCCATATTTTTAATATTTCATACGAGAAACCCTTGTCTTACTGCTACTTTTGCTTGTGCCTGACTTTGTAGAACATGATTTCTTCATAATGTTTAAAGTTAATTTTTAGTATAATTATAGTCTAGCAATCGTTCACTCTTTAGGAACGATGCCAGCTCTTTTTGCTAGGTTTTCTATGTTTTCGTACACTCTGTTTTCTTGTACATCTGGATCTTCTCCCAGTGATGTAAGGAACCATTCCCCCCAAGCTATCGTGCTTAAGTGGAACGCTCTTTCCCCTTCCGTCATGTTCCATGCACTTTCACTAGATAACTTTGCGTATGCCTGTTTTACCTTTGCATATGCTTCTTCTGCTATTTTAATTACTATCGGGTTATCTCTTAGTACTCTGTACTGGTTGATTATCTTTGGGCTTCTTTCAATGTTAGCTAGGGTTGCCATGCCTTGTTGGTCATGACCGTACACTTCTTTTAGCTTGTTTAACAATGTTATGTGGCTTTCTGGTATCATATTACTGAAGTGTATTCATTGGCCCACGCCCCACTCCTTCCTCTTCCGTTCCCCCCATAGCTACTTGCCCACCCATATCTCCCCCCATTCCTGAAGGCATTGATTGTGGTATTTTCTGCCCTTCTGTTGGCATTCCTGGCATCATTGGTGTTTGCATGAATGATTCCATTGTCTTCTTCATGATCTGCATCTGTGCCTTTCTTCTCATATTATTGGCAACAACTGGGAACATTTCTTTCAAGTGTGCTACAAACCTCTGCTCTTTCCCTTTTAGCATGTTCTTGTTGTCCACGATGTAGTTTTCTATGTACATAAGGTAGGAAACATCTGCACCATAGTAAATCTCAGTAGCCTTACCATTTAGCATGTTTTGTATGTTTTCCGATGCGTGAGCTATCTGTTTCTGTGATTCGTAGCTTTCAGAGTCTAGGAAGAAGTTCACTTCGGTGTCATCAAATCCTCCAATATCTCTTAGAATAAGCTCTTTTTCGTACTTACTTGCTTGTGGATTAGCACGAATCATTGTAATTGCATTGATTCTATTCTGTTTCTTAGTTACGTCTCTGTTTTCTTGCTCTGATGTAGACATTACAGTACATCCAAGAAGCCCAGCTCTACGCACTTCAATCCTTCTAAGTTCTCCCTCCTCAATAAAGCCCTTTTCACCAATCATTTGTACTGACACTCTTGGAGGCATAAATTCACGTAGGTTTTCTATATAGCTCTCTCCTAGCTGTGAGTATGCTTCTCTGTATGAGTCACTTCTTAGCCCTGTACGCTTTGATAGCTCTTTCTGCTCTGATACCACCACTGTTGGCTTTTTAGAGGCAGCGTTTTGTCCTTGTGCACCTGCCGTGATGCCTGTCTGCTGTCCTGTATAACTTGATAAAAAGTTAACAAGGTTAATAGTTCCGTTAAGTTCAGGTGTCTGAAACTCGTATATCCCTTGTGATATCTGTTTTGCTCCTACTTTGGCAGGAACAAGCGTATCTGGCATGTACTGTGCTTCATCTAGCTTCTGTGCATCAGGGAACATATCAGAGTCATACGCTCTTGAGTTATAGTTCTTCTTTTCTCGGTTGGTAAGCTCTTGGTTTACCATCGTTATAATGGCATCTGCTACGTGGAAAAGGTCGTCAGCGTACCCCTTTGACCAGAACACTTTGTGATCTTCGTGTGTAGCCCATGAAATCCACATATAACGCCCTGATGGTCGTATATCAGTCCATTTCTTCACTTTTAGCCATGTTTTTGTAATTGGTTCAAAGAATACAAGGTATCTAACCCCTTTATAGGTAACAATAAATTCACATAGGTTGAATGTTCTTGCCCCTGCGTAGCTGTTGTTTTCTGGGTTAAGTTGCTGTGATGTAAATCTAGCAAGCTTGGTTCCAGTATTATTTAAAATAGTCTGAAAGTCAGTTGAGTTGTTTGATGTATCTTTTAACTTCTTTACTTGTTCCTGATTCAGACTTGGATCTGTCTCTAGGTCTTCTATCGTCCTAAATATCCCCTCTTGCCCTGCGAATAGGTGGTTTTCTAGGTTTCCTCCACCCATTGGTTGACAATGGAAGTCTGAATAATTGACCACCTCGAATATGTTTCTGTAGTATGGGTCGTTTTCTGCGTAGTTCTTGATGATTCCACGCCCTGATAGCATGGCATTAAATCTGTCAGTTCTCGCTTTGTAGTTCCACATGGCGTTTGGAGCCATTGAGTCACGCTCTGCTTCCCATAATGCTTGCACTTTAGGGATAACTAGGTACTGTGCGGTGTTTGTTGGCTTAAACTTTAAGTTAATTTCGTCATTAAAGTCTGCAAGCATTGTGTCTATCATTCCTGGAAATACAGGTACAGGAACATTGAAAAGCTGTCGCATCTTTGGCGGTATGTCGTTGTTGTACAACCTTTCATACATTGCTATCGTCTCCATTCTCCTCTGCTTAAACTCTTGAGAAGATATAAGACCGTCATATGCTATTTGAGTTACGGCTTCTTGTAGTGTGTTGTCGACAGTAATATTTTGGTACCCGCCGCTCCCCTTCACAGGGTCTTCGAGTAAGTGTTGTGATGAGTCCATAGTTTAGTCACAATGTAGCATCTAGGTCTTCTTTAGGAACGAATGCGTGCTGTTTCCACTTCATTTTGTAGCATGTATAACATAATCCACACCCATGTTCTTTTATAAGTTCAAATGGGATCTTACACTCCCAGCACCTTGGCTTCCCCCAGTAACGTCTTAAGTAGTCTGTTTCTCTAGAGTATTTACAGTAAGGACAGGATGTAAACCTTATTTCTAGCATGTGTCTATCAGCATTAGCAGAAAGTGCTATCAAATACTCCTCTTCACAGCTTGGGTTACTACAGCGTATTTTGACGGTGTTAATGTGCTTCATAGTTATTTAATAAAACTTAATATATGAGCTACTACATCTACGTTGAAAGCATTACCACAGCACTTGTATCTTTGAGTGTTTGATACTCCTTCAGTGTAATTGTCAGGAAGTCCTTGTAGACGTTCGCATTCGATAGGGGTTAATTTACGTACCGTATATTCTTCTGTTTGATAGAGACCTGTCTTAGCACCTCTACCACCACCGAGAGCAGACAATGCTACTGACTTACCTTGAGGTGAGTAGATTCTGTCTCCTTGTCCACCTTTACCAATCTGTCCGATTCTAACCATACTATCTTTATACACTTTTGTTATTGTGTTTGCTTTTTCTCCACCTATCTCTAACCTTTGTTCTGTCTTAGCACCAAATACATCTTTTCTTTTTCCGTCTACTATATACCTTCCTCTAAAAGAGCAAGCATTAACATTATATTCTCCTTGTATATTTTCTTCTAATATATCTTTCAGCAAGATGCCTTTATCCTCTGGTGGTGTTACGTTTGGTATATTTGTCCAAAACAGTCTTTTGCGATTCTGTGCTGACACAAGGGAAGCATTTATCATGATAGGTTCTACTCCTAAAGCTTCTGTAATAATTGCTTTAGCTTCTTTTGGCATACTTGCTACATTCTCAAGAATGAAATACTTAGGTTTTACTTCTTTTAAGATACGAACATACTCCCAGAATAACCCAGAGCGTTCTCCTTCTAGCCCCTTACGGTTTTTCTTTGCGATTGATAAATCTTGGCATGGGCTTCCTCCAATAAGTAAATCTATATCTCTAAAAATAAAATCTAACCCTACAACTGATCCTACTCTACAAATATCTGGGTAATTCTTTTCTGATACCTGTATCGCATATTTATCTATCTCACTCGAATAATATGCTTCCACAGGTATTCCTGCACGTTCTAGTGCTACTCTTGCACAACTTATTCCGTCAAATAGTGATAATACTTTCATAATTTTACTTTAGACCAGGCCTTTGGTACCTAGTGTTACTTGGTGGTGTGTATGTCACCACATCTTTGTTTGTTAATTGCTCTTCCACAACTGCCAAGTACCTTAAAGCATCGGCATAGTGGCTTGACCAGTCATGCACTGCATCTTTCTTGTACAGCAGTTTTTCCTCGTCCCATTCTTTGTGGTAGTTTAACCATGCGTTTAGTGGTTGCTCGCACGTTGTTTCGTTGATGTATAACCTTGGGAACATCATTCTTACCTTTTGTATTCCGTCCATAAAGCCTATTTGTGGAACTACTTCAAAGTTAAGACCAAATGTCTCTGCTGTCTCTACGACCGTTTTTCCTGTTGTTTTTTCTCTTTGCCTTGCATCGTGTGGTGCGTAATGCTTACCGTATATGTATTTCTTTGTGGTCTGCCAATTTTGCATGGTGGCCCAGTAATCGTTTATCCCCACGTTTTCACCCTGCAAACAATCAATCACACGTGTTTCTGTTGCTGTTCTTTGTACGAACAAAATAGCCATATTCTCATCCACTCCCAAGTCCCACACGGTGTGCACTTTAAGTGTTGGATCAAATGCCACGTGTTTTATTCTCCCTTCTGCACGTGCTTGCTGTAGCTCATTTGTATAGTATGCTCCTTCAATTATTGGGTCATTCCAGCTCCCATCTCTCCATGCTTCCCTTAGTCCGTCTGGCAATCCGTCAAGAAATGCCCTATATTGCCTGTCTTTATTCAAATATGGGTTATCACTCAATCTTGATGGAACAAACACTCTGGTTAGACCTGTAACGCTATCTGTAGTAACTATTGGCTTGGTTGGTATCCCTTGTATATTAAATCTCTTTCTTACCCAGAAGAATCCAGGGCCGTCAGGGTTAAATGATGCGAATACTTGTGGTTTTAGCTCCTCCACCGTAGAACGGCAGGATGCCAGCAACATCAGGTAGTTCTTTTCGCTTGCTATTTGTGTCAATTCTTCGATAAGCATGCGGTGGTATTCATGCCCTTGGTACTTCATGTATGCGTTGTCGTCCTTCAGGTGTCCTGTGCGTATCACCCCACCTCTTGGGAAATATAAGTCGCTTCCCTTTCTTACTACCCCAAATGCCCTATAAAATAAATGTGCACGTGATAGCCAGTCCTCTAGGTCTTTTGAGTTCTTTCTGATTACTAGTGCCCTAAACAGTGGGTGATCTGAATCATATAAAAGCCATGCTAATCCTGCTTCTGTTTTACCACCTCCACGTGCCCCTCCGTACCCTACTTCAAACTCAGTGCGTTTAAGCACTTCTGTTTGTGGCCCCTCGTTTGGAGACCATGTCTCTTCTTCGTAGTGGTTTTCTAATTTTTCGTCATCCATGTAATGGTGTATGCGATTATGTTAGTTACACACAAAAGGATCAAAAAGGCACACAAAATGGTTATAGCTTGAACGTCTAACCTTGGTTCTGCTGGTATAAGAAGATACCAAAATGCAAATGTTGCAAATATAGTTCCTGTAGATAAAGCTAATGCTATTAAATACTCTTTAGTGCTCATACTATTTTGTTTTCAGTGTACCTCCCGATTAGTCTTTCTGCTTCTTGTGTGTGTTTTCTCCATTCGTCCAGCTTTTTCCCTGTAAGTTGTCCCCCTTTACGCAATATAGCATTAGCAATCTTTATATGTTTATTGACGTTTCTTTCACGAGATTTTGCACGCTGTTCTTTTGTATCCATATATTATTTGTTTCCCCCTCTTTCTGGGAGGAGGACTACTCTTCCTGTAATATTCCCCTCTAGATCCAAAGTTTCTTTTGGCTTACCATCTACTCTATTGCCTACATACTCCATAGCTCTCATGTCTCCCACTCTTGCCTTCTCCACAAGCTTTTCTGCTAAAATGTCTATCATTTTCTTTTTTACCTTGTTCCCAGTGCTTTTTTCTATAAATTCTATCTCTTTTCCCAACTGTCTCTTTATTGCTGATGTGAAGTTGAGAGAACCTTTCGGTCTACCACTTGGGTTACCTGACTGTCCTTTTTGAAAGCCATAAGTCCTTAGTTGTTCCTCCTTTTTTTCAGAAAGTTGTTTTTTTCCTGCTTTTTCAATCACAGGAACACTCTCTTCCCTTTTTGGCAAGTTTACTTCTTTCCCTTTATCTTCTTCTTTCTTTTTAAAGTTAGTTATCTGCATATAGTTCTCCTTTTGATAGCTCTTCTTTACATATATCCATCTCTTCTAGTACTCTTTCTTCCCCTACCTCTTCAGAGTAGTAAGCTATCTCTGATGGTGACAAAGTTGCTATCTCCACTGTTGATAATTGGTGAAATTGTTTAGGCATATTGTTACCATTCTATTTCTTCTCCATTTTTAATAATAGTGTTGTTATCCACAAACTTACAGTAGCGTGAGACTATAACGTCTACGTACTTTGGATCTAACTCCATAATGCGTGCGTCTCTATTGTACTTTTCACACGCTATCATGGTCGCTCCACTCCCTCCGAATAAGTCTAAGACTATATCTCCTGGCTTACTGGAGTTGTGGAGTGCATGTGATATTAGTTCTACAGGCTTTTGTGTTGGGTGTACGTATTCTCCTACTGGTTCTCTTTTCATCGTCCATATGGTTGTTATCCCTTCCTTTTCTGCTCGTAGTTGGTTTTTTGCCCATCGTACTAGGTCGTCTTCGCTTTTGTGAAAGTCCCAGATGCTTGAGTTTGTTCTGTCTCCATAAAACACCGTGTTTTCGTGACCACAATAGAACATCGGCTCGTGCTTCCACCTGTAGTCTCCCCATCCCATGCTTGCTACTGGTTTGTTCCATATGATCTGGCTTTTTACCTTCCACCCCACGCTTTCTATCGCTTTTTGGAACTGGTGCTGTGTGCTTGATGAGTGAAAGACGTACCACGCTGCTCCTTTCTTACTTACTTCTGCATATCTTTGAAATACTTGTGATAAAAACTCATCAAACTGCTCAGGGGTCATCTTGTCATTCAAAATCTTGTTTGATGTCTTTTCTCCTCTTCCGCTGTAGTCCACGTTGTATGGTGGATCCGTGAATACTAAATCTGCTTTCACTTCTCCCATAAGAGTGCTTATGTGATCTTTGTTTGTTGAGTCACCACACATCACTATGTGATTACCTAACTTGTAGACATCACCAATCTTACTTATTGGTGTTTCCGGTATTTCTGGAACCTCGTCGTCTTTGTCGTCCTTTTCTACGAATAAGTCGCTATCAAACCCTGTAATTTCTTGCAGGTCTTTGTCGTCTATTTCCTCCCATTCTTCTTTAACAAGTTCCATATCTTGTCCTGAGAGGGCGTTTATTTGATTGTCGGCTAACCTATACGCCTTTTCCTCCTTAATTGATAAGGGTTTTGTCTCTGCTTCTCCTGATATTGTTTCCCCTTCGTCGTTTACGATCCATGGTTCTTTTATCCCTAGTCTTTCTTTGTACTCATTGTAGGCCATCCACCTGCCGTGTCCTACGACTATTATGTTGTCTCGGTTGACTATAATCGGCTGCCTCCAACCAAATCTAGCAATACTCCTTGCTATAAGCTCTACTTGCTCTTTAGGGTGTGCTTTTGGGTTTTTGTCGTATGGTGTTATGTTCATATGGTTAATCTACTGGCTCTAAAAACCTAGCTCTTGGCTTTGGTGGTTCTTGTCTTCTGTAAGGGTTTTGATGAATTCCTTCGTTTTTTGGAATTGCAACTACTTCTTTTTCTTCTTCCTTTTTCTTAAAATCCTTTATAATTAAAGGTTTTTTAGGTATATCTTCATAGACTACATTTTCAATTTCTACAGAAGTTTCTTGAGATAAGTCATCCTGTATTTTCTTTAAAAGAACACCAATTGTTTGTAGTGCCCTCTTTTCAGTTTCTCCAATTAAACGCAAAGTTGCTTTTGTTCCATCTTCGTACTCAAATTCAAAATCAAAGGGAATCTTTGTCTTTTCAATTGGTACAACTTTCTTTAGCATACTTCCTCGATCATCTTTTCAATCTGAGCGTTTTCGTATGCAATTCTGTCCATATCCCCTTTTACTGGAATTATTTGTGTTGCTGCATTTTGAATAACACTTTCTAAGTGCTTAATGTGCTCCCTTGTTTCGTCAATCTTTGGCTTTACATCTTTGTATGTATCACTTTTATCCTTCAACCCTTCAGTCATTTCTTGCAGTTCTTTTTCTAACTTTTCCTTTTCTGCACTTGCTTCGTCCATCTTTCTTGTTAGTGAATTGTAAATAATTGCTTGTGTTAGCATTTGGGTGTCATTCTTGATTTTCTGACCATAGAGAACATCTAACTGCAAACTTTTTGAAAAAACACCATCTTCTGATGTTACATATACCCCTTGTGGCCCTACGTTTATCCCTTGTGTTCCACGTGCTCCATAGGTTTCTAGGTGTGCGTTAAGTTCATCTGTTACGTCTCCTAATAGCCCCCATAGGTTTCTAAAGCTGTTTTTATTTGGAAAGAATTTAATGCGAATCATATTTTTATTGTTATTTATTTAGTATATTCCTGTTATTTTTTTAATAAATGCTTTTACTGTGGATATCCATCGTTTTACTTTACGCCGCAACGGTTCTTTATAGTTTATGTTTTTAAGATATTTATAAATATGTGGCGGACGTTCTTCTGTTTTTTCGTCTACGTACTTCATAAAATCTCTGAAGTGTTCCATCGTTATATTAAACTTGCTGGCGTGGTGTTCCCCTTCTATTAAGGTTCTATCGTGATGTATCGACACTTTTGTTCCTGTCCATAGTGCGTGAATTCTTTGTCGTGGTACGTCCCATTTGTCTTTGAGTATCTTTCCACTTCCGTTTAGCACTATCTGCATGCCACGATCTGGAGCATCTTCAAAACCGTATTTTTTTAGTTTATTCAGTTCTTCTTGTGTGTCCATATATTCTTATTTCTGTATAAGGGTTATCTCGTATTACTCCTCCCCACACTAACCGCAAATCACTCACTTCCACCATGTTGTCATCTTTTATAATTCCTAAATCTACCAATAAATCCATGACACTATCGGCACAATTCGTGGAATCTCGCCTTTTTTTGTCTTTTGTGTAAAAAAGGATCTCAATTTTTGGCATTTCTACAGGGAACATCTCTCTACCATATACTCCTATCTGGCGTAAAAGCTCCACAGTTGCATCATAGTGCCATACTTCGTGGTTTTCACTGGGTACAAGGTATTTCTTTCCACCACGGGCAATCCATCGCTTACCGTTTTTTTTTGGGGACGGTATCCCTGATAATGTAAATCGGATCATATCTCAATAATTTCTAAATTGTGTATAAAGCTCTCCCATTCTGTCCTATTAAGTCGCATGTATTCCTTTGCTTCTTCTCTTGAAGAGTATGTTTTGTTGCCAATCACGCCTGTTTCTTTATTTTTAATTTTAAATTGTAGCTTTTTTATTTCTTCCATTTTTCCAACATTTGACTTTTCCCATGTCCTCACCGCAGCCTTCCAATCTTTCATCTGCCTTGTGTACCCTTTTGGTATCCACCCTCTTGCTTGGTAATGATCAAAGAAGTGCTGTGGGTCTACTTTATTTTTTCTTTCCTTGCAGTATTGTTCTATTTCTTCCACCTTGGGAATAATAAACTTTTTACTTTCGCCAGTAGTATTATTCTTTTCTATTCTATTCTCTTCTACTCTATTCTGCGTGCCCAGTTCGTGCACATTCTGTGCACAAATCCTAAAACCCTTTGTTTTATCTAGCGTATACGCTTTGTTGCTCTTAATAAACACCTTATTTAAGTGTTCAGTATAGTTAGTCTCTTTGAACCTATCATTGTCTATTTTATTGTTGTTAATTCTCCAGTGTTTTACCAGCACAATACCGTCCTCAAAAGGTATCAAAAATTTCTTAGAGATGAGCAATTGTATCTCATTATCTGCACTACCAAGCATTCTCATCACCTTTTTTGGTTGTACAAAACCTCTATCATCAGCTTGCATCCCAAGATGAAAATAAAGAGCTTGTGTGCTTAGTGGCATGTCTAGAAAAAAGTCACTTGCAACTATATCATTACTAAACATTCTTTTATTTGTAGCCATATATAACTATTATTTTTTGTAATAGCCGCCATAGTATCTCGTTTTCCCTCCAATTTAGTGAATACATACCCTTGGTGAGAATATGTACTCGCTAAATTGCACCAAGGTAACCTTAACGGCTTACTGTTAGGTATACCACACGTTTTTCACCACACTGTGCATAACTAAACAGTGGATATCTTTCTTCTGTTTTACTTGCTGTTATTTCCTGTTATGTTATTATTAAGTTAGCGGTAGCTTCCGCTTAAATATATGACCAAAAAAACACCACAAATTATTAACCCAGCACCAATCGGTAGATTACACAATGACTATCTTGTTCGTGCTGATTTTACACGTGCGTCTTTATCAAACGTTCCATTAGGTTTTAATGAATTATAACTATGGCAGAACTATCTCTTGTAGAAAAAGTAAACGAGGAAATAAAAGTCCAACTATCAAATGAATCTGTTTCTCGTGCTTTAGTTGCGACTACATTTAAAGGGTTAACTCCTGTGCTTATGAAGCAAGCTCTTATGGAAGGGATGATCAGGGGATACTCTTTTGACGAGTTTGTTAAGCGTGACGTATACGCCCTTCCGTTTAATGGAAAAACAGGCCCGACATATTCTCTTGTCACTTCCATTGACCGTGCTCGCAAGATTGCATCTCGCACTGGGCAGTTTCTTGGTAAGACAGCACCAAAGTACGAATATGATGAGAACGGTGCGATTCTTTCTTGTGAGATCACTGTAAAACGTCTTGTATCAGGTCAGGTTGGAGAATTCTCTGCTATGGTGTTCTTTAAGGAGTTTAACTCTGGTAAGAATCTATGGCTATCAAAACCTGCTGTGATGATTGCTAAGGTTGCAGAAATGCATGCTCTTCGATCTGCTTTCCCAGAGGAGATGTCAAAGCAGTATGTAGAGGAAGAGTTTGACCGTGAAGTAGATAACTCGTTTTCATCTCGTTTCAGTGAGTCAAAGGTCGAAGGTGATGTTATTAAAATGGGTAACTTAGAAGTACATGAAGAAAACAACAAAGAAGATGACCACGAAGAGGTTATCGACATTACCGATAGCAAGTAAGGGTAAGGGTGACAAAGAGCCAGAAAACTTCCCATTAAAGCACTACTCCTACAGTTCAATGGTTGCGTTTTCCACTAATCCTATCTTGTTTAGGATTAAGTATCTTAACAAAGAAACTTATGATACCACTGTTGGAATACGGCAAATTATAGGACAAGCGTTTCATAAAGGTATGGAAGTGTACCATGGTGGAAGCGATACTATTCTCGTGTCTAATGAACAAGAAGCTATCGAGTTTGGATTAAAGGCAGCTATGGAATTCGTGGATATGTACCCAGATGGCTTTATTACTTACTCCACCACTATTCCTACCAAGCAAAAAGCACAAGAACTGCTTGCTTTCGCTTTTAATTCTTATGTTTCTGAATACCCATATGGAAAGGTGCAGGTGTTATCATGTGAAGAAAAGTTGGAAGAGTTTATTGACGTAGAATGGCGTGGCGAGCACCTTTCTCTTCCTGTTAAATTAAAAGGATACACAGACCAAGTGTTTCGTGATGGTAAAAAACTAAAAATTAAGGACTATAAAACAGTTACTTCTTTTAGTAGTGATGACTCTATTGAAGGGGGCAAGATACTACAAGCCGTTATCTACTACTTTTTGGTGTATGTGAAGTACAAAGAGGAGCCGTATTCTATGGTGTTTGACGAGGTAAAAATGACAAAAAACAGAGATGGAGGATCACAAGTTAAGTCATACGAATTTGTGTATAAAGACAACACTCTTTTCTTTGACTTCTTCTTCCGCTACTACGAGGACATGACACGTGCAATCAATGGTGAGATGGTGTTTATGCCTAACCTTAACGCTCTTTATGACAATGAAGTGGCAATAATTGCTTATATTAATCGTCTGGATGTCCCAGAGGATCAAGCAAAGTTACAAAAGAAATATAAAGTAAAGACACTCACTGATGTATTAAAGCGTGAAATACAAAACGCAGGAAACATGAGAAAGCTACTTGCTTCTCTTGAAAAGAAGTTTAATGAAGGTAAATCTATTAATTACGAAACAATGAAAAACGAAGAAAAAATACAAACAAAACTGTTGGAGCATGGTATCTCTATTAAGTTCGATTCAGTTATTCACGGTGCATCTGTTGATCTTTACCGCTTTATGCCTTCTATGGGGCTTAAAATGAGCAAGCTAAAGACATACGCTGACGATATAGAGCAGGTGCTTGGTGTCACTGGGGTACGTGTTCTTGCTCCTATTCCTGACACTACGTTTGTTGGTTTTGAGGTTCCAAAGGCAGAGCGTAAGTTCCCATCTGTTCCTAGTGGTGACTTTGGTTTTGATCTAGCTATTGGTGAGGATATTATGGGTAATTGTTACAGGTTTGATATCCGCACAGCACCGCACATTATCATTTCTGGCTCTGCTGGATCTGGTAAGTCTGTCTTCGTTAACAGTCTTATAAAGCAACTACAAGGCAAAGCTGACTTACATTTATTTGACCCGAAGAAAGTGGAGTTATCACAATATGATGGCCAAGTTACAGAATACCAAGACGATAGAGAAAAGATTGCCATGTCTCTACAATTTCTTGTAGCTGAAATGTATCAAAGGTACGAAATGCTAAAAAAAGCAAAAGTAAAGAATATCAGTGAAATTGGCAACATGAGATACAAAGTAGTTATCATTGATGAGTTTGCAGAACTTGCTATGGGTGGTGATGTTATGAAAAGCATTAAATCACTTGCACAAATGGGGCGTGCAGCAGGTATTCATCTTGTCATTGCCACACAGCGTGCTAGTACAAAGGTGATAGACGGTGACATCAAGGTCAACTTCCCTACTAAAGTTGTATTTAGGGTTGCTAAGGCGGTTGACTCTACAGTCATGATTGACGAGTCTGGTGCAGAAAAGCTCCTTGGAAAAGGTGACATGCTTTTCTCAAGTGATAGAGGGTTAGTGCGATTACAGGGATATAATAGTAACTAATATGTCAATAACTTTAAATGAAAAAACATTATTAGAGTCCATCAAAGCTGCTATAGAAAAAGAATTAGATGCAGAGTACGATAACATTAGAAAAGAATTTTTAGAAAAACTTGAAAAGAGAAAAAATGAAATTATAGCAGGTATGCTAGTCAACCTTACTAAAAATATTAATGTTCAAAGTATTAATGAAAATCTTATAGTTACTATTAAAGAAGTAAATACTAATGATATAAAATGAAAAAAACTAAAAAACAAGAGGAATACTATGGTGGACGTATCAAATCACTTGTTGAGACAGTGGTGTTGGCGGTGAAGCAGTATCCTGAAATGCTTGAGGACACCACTAAGCTACATACTCTTCTAAAAGAAAAAGTAGAAAGGTATGGTGATCCGAAGTGCTGTTTTAATTGTAGGCGTAGCATGAAGATTACTGGATATGTCGCTGATGTACTTGATGCTGTTCTTATCCTTAAAATGGCAGAGGTGGTGCGTGATAACGTTGGTAAAGGGATGACATTTACACAGGCTAACAAGGTGCATATTCCATCGCTTAAGGTTACCAACGCTATTGTAAAGAGACAGACAAAGTGTGACTATCTTGGTCTTATCAAGCAACCCCCTGAACTTGCACGTACAGGGTATTGGGTGCTTACGTCATGGGCTTGGAGGGCTTTACAAGGGCATCCCATCCCTCGTGTGGCTAACTACTGGGATGGTAGGCTTATTTCTAGAAGTGAGGAACAAGTAACACTTTCTGGAATGTTTTCCACTCATGTGGATCTTGTTAGGAAAGCCATAGCACTTAGAAAAAACGTGCGTAGCGATTATGTTATTGACGTTAAAGATTACCATCCACAAGACTGGGCTAATTTCAGTGGGGTAATGCAAGAAGAAATATAAACTATGAAAGAAGAACAAATAAAAAAAGCGTTAAGTCATATCGGATCTATTGGGGGTAAGGTTAGGGCTACAAAATACAGCAAAGAACAAATCAAAAAATGGGGCAAAATGGGGGGAAGACCAAAGAAAAAGAAAGTGGATAACTCTACTAGTAATGTGTAATAAATGTTATAATAAAGTTAGCGGTAGCTTCCGCTTAAATATATGCAACAAACAATAATCTTTATTCTGTTTCTAATCATGCTGTCCTCTGCTTTTATAGTAAGACCATCACTAGAAAACGAATGCAACAAGCATGGAATCGTATACGCTTTACACTGTAATAAAAACTATGACAACTAAAAAAGTAACACTGACTATTTTAATTTCAATTGCACTTGTAGGTTGTTTTGCAACATACAATGCAAGTTTACGTTCGGTCGAGTTTTACGAACA